CTCGCTGATTACCCTTGCGCGGAGCATCTGCCGCGGATATTGCTTCCAAGTTTGCTTGCCGGTCAGTCCTGCGGCTTTGGTGCGATCGCTCCTGTTGATTTCACCCATATTACACCTCTATTTTATAATGTTTAATATCACCTTTTGGATAAGGTAATACCGGATAATTAAGTGCCTTCCTCATCAGTTTCCTGTCAGTTTTACTACCAACAAAGAAAACGTAACGATGTTTAGCACTCCTGAATTGTCGTTTAGTAGGATCACCTTTATGATGCCTACTATGTTTGCCATCTCCTGCAAGCATGTCTGTACGAGCTTTGGTAGTTCCTGTGAACAACCAGTTGCTGGCTTGGTAAACGTATCCAATGTGTGTCCAAGCAGTATCAGCGTAACTTACTACAATTTTAGGTTTAGGCAGTTTCTTCAGGGATTGCCCTATAAGACGTGAGGGAACTCCCCGTTCTATCACCAGTCTGTTTAACTCAATTACTCTTGATCTAAACTCTTCCCCACACACTCCTTTACAGAGCCATGGGGAAGCCGGTGAACCATAAGTTATAACTCCCACCAAGTCGTCATTATCAAACAAGCCGTAAGCGAATGACACTGAAGGCATCCGCTTGGCATAATGTTTGTTTAATATCCACGGCTTAGCATCTGCTCTTGTTATTTGCTTCACCTCCATGGTTACCTCATAAATTGGGTTTATCTACACCCACCCCTTCTTCTTTCTTTTGTTTCTTCTTCTGCCAATCAAAATACTTTTTCTTATTTTTCTTTATCTCAGCAGGAGAATCACCGAACTGACTATGTGGTGTTTTCTTTGGACCAGAATCACCTAACTGACTTCCCCATTTAGGTCTATCCTCATCAATCTCTGTTTCTAATATCTTATCTGATCTCATTCGATTATCTCCATTCCCTGTTATGCCAGCCTTATTTTTCAAGCGCGTTTTCATACTCTTTTTTCCATTTGTCAATGTCTTTCTTATTACGCTCCGCCATCAGTTTATCGTAACCTTCTGGCGTTGCCCACTCTGCGGGATTCTTCCCAGAGTCAA